GCATTACCAAATACTTCCTGAATATTTCCAATATTCTTCATTAAGCGAGTAGTGCCTTCTCCCTGAACAGCACCATGTATAGCACCAACAATAGCATCAGCCCTATCTTTCTTAAATCCAGGTCGAGCGTCTATTCGGTCTCCAAGAAGTCTTTCAAGTCCTAGCACTTCATCTATAAGAGCGGAATCAAAATATCCATCAACTTTTTCTTGATAAAGTAAATCTTTAAAAGTGTCATAGGCTTCAGCGGTACGAGTAACACTTTTATACTTAGCATTGATACTTATATTCTGTAACTGTTGAATAGAATCTAATGACTGGAACTTGTCATAGGTTACTTCCATCAACCTGAATCCACGGTCTTTTAACTTAATAATAAAATTCTGAATATCCTTTAACTCAATATCATGGTCAGGTTCTGGTTTCCAGACCTTTAAAAGGTCTACAACAACCATGTCCCTCTTTTTATCTTTATGAGCTATCCCTAGAGCAGCGTTAGAATGTTTCTGACCTAAGTCCACATGAATATAATACTTAACTCCAGAAGTCAGGTTATATTCACTACGAATAGGTTTTAGAGCAGCATGGGTAATGACATTAGCATCATTAATATCTGCATCAAAAGCCCGTAATACGGGAACAGGGTCTTTTATAAAAGCATCTCTTGCATATGGAGGGTCACATTCAAACCTAGCTTTTGCCAGAACAGGGTCAGTTAAATAAAAATCTGCGAAATCATCCTTACTTTTTGTGGGATTAAACTCCCAAGTACAGTAAGGGTCACCATCTTCTTTGGCTGCAACGTAAGTCTTGTTCTCTAATTTACCTGCAGCAAATCTTCTTTGAATAAAAGAACCTTTAAAACGAGGCCATGAAAGAGAAACAATTTTACCTACACCTGGAAAACGAGATTGAACTAGAGACTTAGCCGTAGCATATACTCCTTCCGCACCCTCGGAACGGAGACTTTTACTACGATGAAGCTCCATCTCACTCTTAAAAGCGTCAATCTCATCCAAAATAATAAGAATTGGAGTGTACCCCTGCCATGATTCATTCTCAGAGTTACCACTTATCAACCTGATATTCTTGGGAAAGTTAATCATGGTAGATGTAATATTGGCATCTATCTTATTTTGAAAGAGTGGAGAGTCCTTAACTATGTTAGTTAAGGTTGCGAAGTAAATATTTCGGGCAATATCAGATGTAGGAGCCACATTTATAAGGTCTATAAACGAGTTACTAGCCATCTTAAAGAAGTCTTGAGGAGAATTAAGACACCATAAGAGATACACAATTCTCAGGTTAATAAAAACAGAACAGGTATCTTTACCTGAACCCTGACCACTTTGGAGAACTCCCTCGGTAAAAATAGGAGTCTCATAGATTCGGGACATGCCATCTACAAAATCTAGTTGAGCAGGAGAGAGGCTGATATTAAGACCTAAATATTCTTTACTATAAAGAAAGGTCTCTATATCTACAGGTTCTTCCTGAAAAATAGAATCTTTATTTTCTTGAACTTTCCCAGCGAACTGTTCTTCAACCGTGGCAATATCAGTATTCCCTAAAAGAACACCAGAAAGAGCCTCTATCGCCGCCTTAACATTGTTTCTAGTCTGCGGCGTAGAGTTGCCCGATTGCAGCAAGCTTGTTACCGACTCGTTGTCTAACGAAAGGGTCTTTGATTTCTTCATCTAGTACCTTAGCTATCTCTAGTATTAATTGCATCGATACGTTTTGATTAAGGAGTTCTCTCTCGCCCTTCAATCCTATAGCCAGAGCATCTACAGCTTGTTTTTTATCTCTAAATCTAAGTTCCTCATCATAAATTCCATCTTTAGCGACATCTTGTATACGGATATAGTCCTGCATCGCCTGACTACGAGACCTAGTAAGAGTATCTGTTATCTCATCTAAGGTAGAATCGTTAGAGGATAACGCGAGATTTCTCTTAGAATCAGTCCAGTTATCTTTATTCTGCCAATACCGTACAGTAGGAACAGGCACTTCTAGTTCAGAAGCAATCTGTGTAATACTGTATCCCGTAAGGTAAAGGTCTCTAGCGTTATCCCTTACTTCTCGGTCCCATTGTCTTTTAGGTTCTTTTGTAATAGGATTTGCCACTCTTGTATCACCTGTGCAGCATAGGCTTGCTTTAACGGCAAAGAAGAAGACTTTGTGGTTTCATCATTTATATCTGAAACCGTCTCAACTAATTCGTCTACCCACTCCTTAAGTTCTTCCATAGTTTCAAAGACAACAATAGGAGCAGGGCATACAATTGCTATCTGAGAAGTTTCTTCGTCTCGGATGACTGAGAATTTACCAAACATAATATTGAAATTATAACAATAAATTATTTCTATGTAAATTAGTTAACGCTGGAAACTCTTACTAAAATCCATATGACCAGAAATACCTCGATTTGAAAAGGAATCACACTTCGGATATCGGGACACTTCTCCTAGAAAATTAACCTCTTGCCAAGCTACATACACATCATCAGGAAGAGTACAACCTTCACCTTTGCCAAAATGAAGGCACCGTTTCTCATCACAAAAAGAAACAACTGGTTCTGTTGCCATAACCGTTAATAACGTTTCATCTTCGGAGAAGCTGGCACACTCTGGAATAACATGTTTAGTTTGACTCGTATGCACAGTATTTGTTCGTACACGAAGCACCCCTAATCCACATGTACCAGAGTACTGACCCATATTCCCTATAGGAGTATAATTTCTTCCATAGATACGTTGATGGGGTTTATCTAGTTCTTGGTTGAAAACACACTCACTTATCTTGCAATACACTGTCACGGCTTAAGTTCCCTTTCTTTCACAACTTTCTCTAACTTAGCTATCCATCTTATAAACCAATCATATGATTCATGTTCCACAGCCATATCCCACAGGGTATCAGCTAAGAAAAGAATATGTTGTTCCTTATCCTTTTGTTGATTAATCCCATCCAAACGCACACCTCTGCCCCGCAAGTAACCTTGGATAAGAAGTTTTAAACATTCGGAAAATATCCCAGTGTTAGGATAATCAATAGTCTCTATAGTGCAATAAAGGTTATTCAGAAGAGATTTACAATCACTTTTAGGAATAGTGAGTAGCGTGGTTTTAACGTCTCCCACGGCAAATCTCCTTCCTACATCTTAGTTAAAAGTCAGAATGTACCTACTTATATCATTATTAAAGCTAAGATTACAGGAAGCTCCAGTCCTTATATTGGAAGATTCTCCCGCATTTAATTCCAATGCGTATTTAATAGGAGTGCCACTAGGGTATAGTTTTACATCATCATCAGGCATCATTGGAGGAACATTTTTTGCTATCTTCACTACAGAATTAGAATCGTCAATATAAACAATATCTATGGGAAACACCATTCCTTTCATCCAGAAAGAACGAGGTTCCGTTGAACTGTAAATAAAGAACAATCCATGATTCTCAGGAAGTTGAGTTCTTCCTGAGAGTCCTTTAGTCCATTCTTCGGGATTACGTGCCAAGTCAACCAGAAATTGAGAAGACATCTCTAACACCTAGCCCATCCACAATCAGGACAAGTATCACATCCTGCTAATTTTAACACGGGAGTTCCGCATTCCAGACAAAGTCCTTTCTCACGAGCCTCTGCATCTGTCTGTGGAATATAATTTGCTATTGCCATCTGTTGGGCATTAACAGGTTCCGTTGTTGCATAGAGAGCATTCTCCAAAATTTGAGCAATACCATCAGGTGGAGAAGTAATCCTTTTTCCATTCCAGAAATGCGGACAACACTCTATACCCTTTAACTGCTTAACCAAAACAGACATAGGAACTCCAAACTGGATAGCTGTAGAAATCAATCTTCCCATAGCTTCCGAAGCAGCGTGTTCACATGCTCCTGATTTACCTGTCCACGCAACCACTTCTTTCACTTGGTGATTACTATCTTTATTCATAGTAACGTAGAGACTGCCGTGACCTGTTTGAATCTTGGAGGTAACACCTATCATCTCATTAGGACGTGTCCAATCTTCCTCATTATCCTTATCAATAAATTTAGATGGGATATTATCTGGGGTTCCTGCTATAAGAACTTCCTTTTTCCTACTTCCATCTCTATAGACAGTGATACCTTTACACCCTAGTTCCCATGCATAGGAGTATGCTTTGGAAACCTCTTCCTCAGTAGCATCATTAGAAAGATTAATAGTTTTACTAATGCCACTATCCACATATTTCTGGAAAGCAGCTTGCACCTCAACATGCTCCTCAGGAGTCACATCACCTGAGACTAGGAATATTTCCTGAAGATGAGCAAATCCTTCAGCATCATATGCCATAGATTGTAGGCTCTCACCTTTATTTAATTCACTAACAATATCCTCTTTCTCAGAATTAGATAATTCAGTTTTATCCATAGCTTCCAAGAAATATTTGTTTACATAAGTAAATTCTTTTCCTGCGTAAGCTGTACTTAGATTCTTTTTGGTGTAAACCAAAAATACCTGTGGCTCAATACTTGAACAAGTATCCGCAATCATTGCAATAGTTCCCGTAGGAGCAATTGACAGTCTCCATGCATTACGCATGGCATTCCATTTGCCACCGTTTTTCTTATTAAGAATACTATCTTCAAATTCTGGGAAGCTGCCAAATTCAACAGCAAGGGCTTCTGACGCTTTATCCGCAGTCTGTTTCAAAGTTTCCCCTACCGTATTTGCCAGAGCCAAAGCCTCTGCACTGTTATAAGGGATATCTAACTGGAAGAGGGCATCAGCCCATCCCATAATACCAAGACCAATCTTACGAGTTTTGGCATTCATTAAGGTAGTAGCATCTGTCGGATGAGAGTTAGTGTCTACCACACTATCTAAGAATCTAACTGAGTTTTGAACAGCTACTTTAAATCTATTTATGTCAAACTTAGCTTTCCCACTGGGAGAATGAATCACAAAATTAGCAACATTAATAGAACCAAGATTACAACTTTCGTTTCCCAGTAAAGGTTGTTCACCACAGGGATTAGTAGCTTCAATATCTCCCATATGAGGAGTGGCATTATCTTGATTAATTCGGTCTAGCCAAACCATTCCTGGTTCACCGTTTAACCAAGCACCATGAATTATCTTGAAAAAAATATCTCTGGCTTTAACCCACCTACCATCTTCTATTTTATCTAAAGGTAGAGTTTCGTAAGAATTCTTATCTAATGGGAAGGTTAGATGTAAGTAGTAATCATCTTCAACAGCTTCCATGAACGTACTGTCAGCACCAACGCTAATATTGAAATTGTGAATCTCACCTTCTTTAGCTTTACAGGTAATGAATTTTTCAATATCAGGATGATAGACAGACATGATAGCCATGTGTGCCCCATCTCTTTTACCACCTTGGGTAATCATTGTACCGACCTGACTAAGGGTCTTCAGTACATTGATGGGTCCACAGGCTTGTCCTTGCGTAGTTCTTATAGGAGTACCTTCAGGTCGAATATTGGATAAAGGGAATCCAACACCACCTCCATATTTCTCAATCATAGCTTGGTCATAAGCAGCCGTCATTATGCTATCCATGGAATCATTAATGGGTAAAACATAACAGGCACTTAAGGTTCCTGCTCCTGTTCCTGCATTCATGAGAGTCGGGGAATTTGGAACAAAATCTAAATTCCACATCATTTCATAGTAAATTTCTTCGTACTTAGATTTATTGGCGTCTATACGTTCACAAGAAGAAATTGTCTTTGCCACTCGTTTAAACATTTCGGATGGAGTTTCGGTGACTTTTCCTGTTTCCTCATCTTTTACTAGATATCTTCCTTTTAGAATTGTTATAGCATTTTCAGTTAATTTAGAGACGACCATCCAAAACTCCTTTATAATGTTCCTTCATGCTGTCGTAGGTCTTCCATTTTTCATAATTAATAGTTATCTGTCCATATGTAGCTATCAAGAGTGCATCTAATGAATCTTGACTTAAATGCTTTGTCTCCTCCTCCCCATATAATTTTCGGGCTTTAACTGCAATATCATCTTTTGAAGCTCTTCCCGACCCTACCACTCTATGTTTCCAAGTTAGATTATTAACATATTTATGCTTATAACCAAAAAAAGTAGCAACAGTTCTACACATTGCTACAGTGTGTACTAATCTAATTAATGCCTGAACATTCTGAACATAAGGGATATCTTCTATAAAAATATAGTCATTATCCGTAACTCTGTCACGGAGAAATATCCAGAACTGTTCTTGTAATTCGTCTAATCTTATATCCCAAGTTTTAGCGTTAGATGAGAATTCTACAGTTTTCCATACACTTCCATCAAGGAGAATACAGGCTATCTTTTTGGTAGATATGTCAATGCCGATAATTCGTGTCACTTGATATTAGAAGCGTATTCTTTCCTGTCCACGTCTAGAAACTACACGGGAAATGGTTTCAAACTGTTGAGTATAAAAATCGTGTTTTCTTTGAAGAAGTTTTATCTCTCCCTTTAACCTAAGAATCTCACCCCAGAGTTCCGTTAACTCTGTGCTTCCTGCTATTGCGAGACTTCTAACAATCTCTTTGACAGTTCTCCTATCTGAAGGGAGGTCTACAACTGACATAGCTATCCCTACTTTCATTTCAAATGCAGGGTCTATTACTGCTAGTTGCCCTTCAAGACTAGAAGCTACTGATGAGACATATCCTCTCCATGCCCCTAACCGTAACATCCATGTGTCCAATTCAGTATCAGTCAGACTTTCGGCATCTACAGGAAAAGCAAAATCCTCTCCCCATTCAGGTTCTTTTGGCTCTGGGAAACTAGCGTACTTATTCGTTATCTCTGTTGTTAAATTAAGAGTAGGATTACTTCGTAACATGTTACTCTCCTTTGATAAACCAGTCTCTCTCAGAGATTTCCCTGTAAGGGTCAAACCTCTCTTCACACTCTACATAAGGAACTCGTTCATTCCTCTGTATCGCATCCCATACCAATCTAAATTTTTCAAAGGTATTCTCTAAGATAGACTCATTTCGTTCCACTTCATATATCTGGTACTGATTATTTCCTTTATTAATATAAAAGATTAAACCCTTTTCTATGCCTGACATATGACTGTACAAATTCCACTGAATCAAATGGGCACTAGAAGGAAGAATAGCTTTTTGAGCATACCTAGTGCCTTCATTACGGCTCTTCAACTCAAGGACATACTTCTCTCCTGTATCAGGATGCGTCAGAATACCATCAACAAAACCTCTCATCGGAGGGTCATCATTAAATACCTCTAACTCAATGTCTTCGGCTTTCTGCACTAAGTTAGTCTTAGCTAATCGCTCTTGTATGAATTCATGGTAAGCAGTACCAATACCCATCCGTCGTAACCCTATTGGCTCTTCTGGAGGCTGAGGATACCCCATCATCATGTACCACAGACAACGACTACAGTAATGAGCCGAAGAAGGTCTGAAAGTAGTACGTTTAGTGTACTCTCGTTTATTTTCATCTAAAAGGACTATATCCAGAGCAGACTCTACCCAATGCTTGGATACCGATTTACTTTTAGCTTTAAGCATATTACTGACTTTGGGCATTACTTCTCTCCTCTACTAGAACCATTAACTCTTTTATAAATGTCTTTTTGTTTGTAGGGGTAACATGAGAATTAGGAACTCTCCATGTTATAACTTTGTATTCCTCTAAAAGAATGCGGTCACGTTTTGCATCCTTTTTTTTAAGATGAAATGCACCATCTAGTTCAATCACCAACATGATGTCATGTATATAAATATCTGCCCAATAAGGTGGAAATTTTTCTTCTAATGAATGTTCTAGTCCTATTTCAGTTAACCATTTAGATACAAGAAGTTGCTCTTTAGTATCAGTTTTACGTAAATCGGAAAATCCTAGCTGGGGCATTTCACTCCTCTAGTCTTGTCTGAGGTGGTGTACGGGAATCCTGATACGCTCCTCGTGAACGACCTGTAGTTACATTTTGACTATGCAAACTTTGTTGTAAACCATCAAGAGCCATTCCCATATCCTCAGGGTCTACCTGTTGGCTACGAAGAGTTTCCTCTTGAGGAGGAAGTTCTTCAGTTCCAATATTAGCTGCAGCCCTGATGTCTGCGACATCGTAAGGAGTAGGAGAGGGAACAGGATTATTATCAGAAAATTCTGCTGTTTTCTTACTTTTTCGCCTTTTCTTAGGAGGCTTGGCAAGAACTTCAGCCATCTCTTCAGCCAAGTTTTTATACACACCTCGTGCCGCTGTGACTAATTCATCACTATATTTTTTGGCAAGACGTACTGCTTCATCCTCATCTAGGTAAGCCAGACCCTCAATCATATGTGCAAAGGATTCGGCTAATCCTCTAAATTCTGTTCCTAAATCAGCCATTATTGACCTCCAACTCTTCTAACATATCACTTAACTTATCCATCTTATTCTCTTCTTTTAACACCTTAACAAAATTCTCTCGACCAAGTTCCCGTATACCGTCAAAACTATAATAAGCACCTGTTCTTTCTATCAAACCAAAATCCAAACCAAGTTGAAAAAACAACGTAGACATATCAATCTCACCTGTATAGTAAAAAGGAAGACTACATTTTCCTAGTGGAGGTGCTGTTTTATTTTTTCTGGTAGTTAACTCCATCATAAATCCCATTGGATTAGAATCATTCTTATCCTGTATAGGCTTACCTTTTCTGCAATGAACTATAATTCTAGCGAAGAATTGTTGACCCTTTCCCGCAGGTAGAGCATCAGTAGTGTAATAGCCGCCTATCCCTGCTCTTACCTGATTAATCATAATAAGAGCAGTATTTTTGTTAATAGGTCCATGCTTTCGGAAAAACTGATTCATCATTCTCGCTTGTTGCCCTATAGCGTTATCTTCCATTGTCCCTTCCATCTCTTTAGTAGGAAGAAGAGAGGCAATAGAATCCACCACTACGATATCAAGCCCTGCCGTACAGAGTGTTAACACACTATCTAATGCCTGTTCACCTGTTTCAGGTTGAATGATATACAACTTCTTCTTTTGTATACCTATTTTCGCCGCCCACACAGGGTCATAACTAAATTCTGCATCTATAAAACCACATTCCAATCCCTCTGCCTGAGCAGATGCTATGGCTTTCATAGCCAGAAAAGTTTTACCTGATGACTCCTGACCATAGATAATTGTAGTTGAGCGTCTAGGAAGTCCTCCTCCTAGGATACTGTCAAAGTTAGGAAGACCCGTAGAAATTCTTTGTGTAATTAAAGAATCGTCATCTGCTAAGGTGAACTTGGTCTTCAGCCCTTTATTTATTTCAGTAAGTCTTTTACCTATATCGGTTGCCATTCTTTTACATCTCCCCACGATTTCGCTGATACAGAAGCATTAGCTATAACAGGCACACTTAATTTGAAGTCTTCCATCAACCTCACTAGATTAGGAACATGTTCTTGAGGGTCTAAATTATCAAAAACAATTTCATCGTGAATCGTATTTCGGATAGACCCTCCGTTAGCCTTGGCATATTTCCAACATCTAACAAGAGCAATCTTCAATAAGTCTCCCGCAGAACCTTGAATTACATAGTTAAAAGCGGAATGTTTTTGACTACCAACGGTAAGTCTCCTACCAAAAATAGTATTAACGTATCCTTGGTTCTCACCTTGACGCATCAATGTATAAAAAAGTTTCCTACAGGCTGGATACGTTTCCCAATACGCTGTTTTAAAATTACCTGCTTCCTCAACAGAGACCCCTGTTTGTTGACTTAACATCTCTTGTCCTGCTCCATAAATAATGGAGAAGTTAACAGTTTTTCCAATATTTCTTTGTTTCTCCGTAACCTCTTCCATAGTGACACCATGAAGATTAGAAGCCGTAAGTGTATGTAAATCGGTTCCTTCCTCAATAGCGTTCATTAGGACAGCCTCATTAGCAACATGGGCTAACATTCTAAGTTCAATCTGAGACCAGTCTATTGCAATAAATTCAGAATCAGGAACGAACATACGTCGCACATAGGATTCTTTAGGAACATTCTGGGCATTGGGGTTTGAAGAACTCAATCGTCCAGTAACAGGACCACAGGCATTCCAACGTGGATGAATACGTCCCTTGTACTGCAACTTCTGGTAAGGAGCAAAATATGTACTATCTACCTTATTAACCGTTCGCCATTCCCTAATAAGTTCAACAACGGGATGGTCAAGGTAACCTAGAGCCTTATCATCTGTTTTGGGACTACCCTCTACAAAAACTTTTACCTCATTACCATTGGCATCTAAAATAACATTACCATCTGAATCTTTTTTCTGAACTTCTTTTCCTTCATTTCTAAGAGGAATCTCTAACCCTAGTTCCCCATATAAGTAATCAGCAAGTTGTTTAGGACTAGCTGGATTTATTACCTTTCCTATAGTGCTGAACAACTGCCTTTCAAGTTCTCGTTTTCGTAGTCCCTGTTTCTGTCTCTGCTGTTGAATGTAATCAAGGTCTATCGCCATTCCTTCTTTTTCCATATCTAAGATTACAGGAAGGAGTTCGTGTTCTAATTCAAATAAACGACTATATGAAGTCATTACTTGGGGAACAAATTTGTATGCTAGTTGCCTTGTTAGGAAAGCATCGTGTCCTGCATATGGGTCAAGAATCTCAGGAGGCAACATCTCATAGTTCTTGACTTTGTATTTCTTTTTATATTCGTCTATGAGACCTTCCCAGTAAGACGCTCCCTGTCCATATACTTTGGTTCCCCAACCTTTAAGTGTGTGGTCGGCGGCACTGTCTAGGAGATGAGATACACGGAGAGTGTCTATAATTTGGTTAGGAAACTCCTGTACGTTGTAGGTTTCACGAATCATGTGCAGGTCAAACTCTGCATTATGCATAATGACAGTTTTCTTAGATTTATATATATCTGAAATAAGTCTGCCGATATTCTCCGTACCAAACTCAGAATTTCTTATAAAGGTTTGCTGGTCATCCCATGCAAAGGCAACGCCAAACGCACGGTCTTCCATCCACCTGAGACCATTAGTCTCGGTGTCTACAGCTACATAATCGTCTACAGACCCTAAAATCTCTGCTTTAAGGTCATCAAGTGAATCAGGTTGAAAGAGATGCGAAACAGGTAAATTGCTCGTTCTCTGTGTCCCCCGTAATGCGGATGAAACCATTATCCATTTTCTCCAAAGTTATATAATCATTTTTTCCAAAAACTTGGATACATTGTTTAAATCTCTTAGTGTCTAAAGGAAGGTAAGAGACTTCTTCTATACTGAGGAACTTGCTATCCTCTATCTTTAACTCAGCTTCCATTGTTATGTCATTAACACCTACGGTTACACCTCCATCTATATCGTCAACATGAGGAGGACGAAGTGTCATGTACTCACCTTTGGACACCGCTTCAACTACCTTGATGATTTCAAGAGTATTTTTCATATTCAGAGTCATAAAGGGTTTAGCCTCAGCCTCTACAATTAAACGCTCTAGTTCAGGATAAGCCATTCGTATAGGAACCATTTGAAGAACGGCATTCTCCCCCTTCAAAATAACAGACTCATCTTCCATTTTATAAAGCTGTAGACCCTCATTACCAAAAACTGCACCCAAAGTTTTAATTATCCTCTCATTAAATCTAACAGCGGACATAGGCGTACTTAGTTCTTTATGAGAAGAATGATAGGCAGAGAAAGAATCTGTAGCATTAACTACCAATCCTCTATCAGCTACTTTAAGTTCTACACAGGCTAACTCAGGTCTATTGGACATCTGTCCAATAAAATTTACAGACTCCTTTATGTCAGAAATAAAGTCTTTAGGTACAATCCCAACGTAAGTTCCTACTGGTTCAGAAGGAATATCAAAGGAAACTCCATCATCATAATAAGGAACAGTAACAATACTCTTTCCCGAAGAAAGAACAATACTTCCATTTTCTCCTTGTGAAATAGAAATGGTTTTGGATTTCCAAGCTGAAATTAACTTATGAAAATTAGTAATAGAAACAGAAAAAGCTAACTCTTCTGTGGTAGTTTCTTCATTCTCTAAGAACTGCCAGAGGTGACCCTCCAAAGAATCAAACCAAATAGTAAGAGATGTTCCCTTACTTCTGCCCATTACAGCTTTATACTGAATGCCTCTACTAGCTTGAGCAATGTTCCCAAGAAGTTTTAATAAAGCTCTCCTGTCAACGACAAATGCCATATCCTACCAACCCTCTTTAGCTAGGGACTTTCCTAATTGGTCTCGTATGTCTATATTATCTTTCTCAATCTTATCCAGTCGTTTCACCAGAGATTCAACAGTATTTGTCTTTATAGAAGACATTTCTAATTCAGTTAAAGCCTCTCCTATTTGAGACTCCTCAGCTAGCCAAGCCTTCCTAATAGCCTTCAAAGCAACCTTCAATTGCTCATCAACATCACCCTCGGTATCTATCTCAACGTCAGCATCAATCCTGACACTTTGGTAATCACCAATGTTTACGGTGTAACCTAAACTTGCTCTTCCTTTACTCATCTAATGACCTCACTTTTATCTAGTCTTCGCTACTCGTATCACTTCAAACTCAGTTGCTGCAAAATCAACATAACGAGGAGTGTTACCGTCTTCTGACATCAGGTATATCTCTCCATCTGTATTGTATAAATGCAGACTCACATACGGAGAACCCATGGCGTTGTAGCCAATATTCTCTACGATAATACCGTGGTTATACTCACGATAGGATTGATTTAGCCGCACAAGGTTCCCCAGAGCATATTCCTCTGGTAAGGGATTCTGCTCTGAGGATTTTCCTTGGAATAACAATGCATCAGTAAAAGGTTGAATATTTACATTGTCATCTTCCAATTAAAATGTACCCCCTGCTTCCTCAAATGCATCTGCATCCTTGGCAGTATGAGAGTCACCATCGGGGTATAACTTAGGAAATTCCCACGATGTAATAAGTTCAGCACTTATTTTTTCTATGTCAGGTAACTCAGGTATGATTGCCTGAATATCATCTTCAACGTCAGGCAACTGAACCGAAGTCTCATATCCCGTATAGGAAATAGAAGGCGCAATTCCCCGTTTCATCAAATCAAAAGTAGCACTTGCAAATTTCTCTGTTCCAAGTCGTTCCTCGTATCCTTTAAAGATATCCATTACCGTTTTAGGAGCCTGAAGAATCTGAGGCTTCAACACTGCTTCCCGATAGTAATGACGAGAAGCCACTTTTCGTTGTTCCCATTCCTCAGCATCATCATATTTTCCAAACCTAGGGTTCTGATTATTATGGTAGATGCCGTAACAGAATACCCACATATTAAAACGGTAACGAGTAATCTTGGTCGCATCATCTTGTGACTTACACAAATCACAGTCACCTGGGGCTACTTGATGTGACCTTCCCTCGGCATCTTCATAAACATTACCCGTTGTGCAGTACACGTAACGAAACTGCTGGGCACCATTAACCATTGCCCTATGACTGTGATACTTGGCAGCATCAATTAACGGACTTTCTTCCATCGGAGCAAGCATCCGTAGAACAGCGAACTCATCACTGGCAAATCGGACACAATTCCATGGAATTATGATGTTTGGGTCATAACGACCTCTTGCTCCTGTGGAACCTGTTACTACATTTCCTCTATCTAACCTTGGCATATTACTTAACTCCTAGAAAACTACTGATACTTTTTTGTCCGAACTCTAATAAAAAGTCTGGTGTAACTGGCATCTCATCTAGATGAATCGATTCAGCAAGGTCTTTAGACGCTCCTGATGGTCTAGTAAATCCTACTGGCACTCCAAACCTTCTCAATAACCTCAAATTTTTTTCAGCAAGACGAACTCCCTCCTTATCTCTGTCTGGACACAACACCACTTCTCGTGCGTATTCCATTAAAATATTTAACTGTTTTCTTTTTATCTCTCCACCAATGGTACTAACAACATTAGTAAATCCTTCTTGATGTGCCCTAATCGCATCAAACAATCCCTCTACCACCACTACTTGCCCGTCCTTCGGCTCAAATTTCTCGTAAGGAAATACTAAGCGACCTATATCCATACCCTTAGCGTTCAAGTACTTGGGATTACTGTTTAAGTTTCTTCTTATATATCCAACTAAGTTTCCTTGTCTATCGTTAATCGGAACAATAAGTGCATCATAACCAAGATGATATTTAATATTAAACGCCTTTATTGTCTTTTCAGTTATCCTTCTACGCTTTAAGTAGCTGTTAACTTCCGTTAAGGGTAGGTTATCGATGTTAATATCAATCTTAACATCCTGTTCCTCTTCTTCTTCGGGCACTATATAGTCTGGAAACTGCAACATAAACTGTGTGTCAATGCCATCTCCAAGTTTTTTAAGAAGAGAACCTATGCCATTAGACCCTTTAACACATCCTCCAAAGCAGTTATACAATCCTTTAGCAGGATTAACAAACAATGAAGCATTATCATCATCGTGCCAAGGACAATAGATACTGAACTCACCACGATTATATCTACTAACATGTAAGCCAACTCTATTAAAGAAGGCTTCTATATCATTTTGCATTAGTTGTATGCATCCTTATGGATATACTTAGCACCAGATAACCACATATCAAACTAACTAACGAACCAAAAGCTATCCCCGACCATACTCCAATATGAAATCCAAACTCCTGTTTAACGTACTCACTAATAATTACTGCCAAATAAAGTAAACTAAAATATAGTAGTATCGCTGACCAGATTATCATCCGTTGACCAAACTGAGTCACCGATGAACCCAAAATCAGCGTCAAAAGATACTGGCATGGTCTCAGGAATACCTGGACCAGTCCTGACTTTATCCACGGTAATATCTCGTTGGGTAACTTTACCTTCCACTTTAGATATCCTAATGAGTAAATCAACAAAGCGGGGGAATTCACGACTATACGCAGACTCTCCCTGAGCATTAGTTTGATTGGTTGTAACGATAATTTTTTCATATTTTCTTGCAAGTTCCTTAAGACCACTACATATTTTTCCTAACTGCACCCACCCCTCTCTAACCCCACTGGTATCTTTAATGAACTGAACAGAATCAATAAACACAATATCAGGGTTATGTTTTTGTATTAATCCTCCAACATAGTCAACCGTCAAACCACTTTCTATACCCGTGTCATAAATGACTATGTCTTCGTTCCCTGCCTTTCGTTCCTCCAGTTCATTCAAAAATTTTATATACTGTTCTTTCTGAGTAGGAAGACCCCATAACAATGCAGTAGCAGAAAAATCATATCCCCATTTTCTACCAAGAATCGTATGGAATCTAACTATCAATTCCTGACGAGATAATTCGGGAGATATAAATAAAATCTTCTGACCCTGTAGATAAAAACTTACTGCCATTTTTACAGCGAAGTAACTTTTTCCTACTCCCCAGTCAGCAAGTAAACCAATCAACTGTCCTCCAGTAATAAAAACCTTCCCGTCTAAAGGTTCAATGCCAATGGACAAGAATTCCCCATCTTCCCGTTGCTGAACTCTAAGTTCATACTGGTCATACCATTGCATGGGATTACTAGAGAGTTCTATAACTTCTTTATCAGAAGGTTTCGTAAGGTCAGCCAAAGTTCTCATCATATAAGACGCCGCTTCAACAGGATTCTCATCCATGAATTTTCGGGCGTTCCCATAGGAGAGGGTTATCAATCGACTTACATAGGACTTACGAAACTCCTCTGCCAGAACTTCAAAATTCTCAGCAGGGGCATATTCAAAATCAGGGAAGTTTGCCTCAAGCATTACTTCAGGAGGGGCTTGTCCATACTCTCTCGTGTACTTATAAATGTACCGAGCTTCCTCAGGAAAAAAGGCAAAATGAGTCTCAGAAAGACCATGTTCATCTTGGAGGTAAAAGAGGTCGGAGGGGGTCTTAATGGAGGAGAGCGTTAACCGCTCAATCTGAGAGGGATTCATCTAACACCTGTCTTTTTGTATCTATCATCTAGAACTAGAATTGAAACTAGAGTTACTCTTTACACAATAGATACTAACAGGTAGTCCGAAAAAGTCAACCCTGTAAACGTGATTCTAAGAAAAGTCAAAATTTCTTAGATTAATATCTTTATTCAAAGAATTACTGAATTGAGCATCTTTAACGAGGTCAATTTGGTCATTGAGATTGAACTCTTTTAACTTTGCGATATAGGCAGCATCCCATTCAGGAGTGTCTTTTTCATAGGAACGGGAGGCAATCATCTTGGCTTTGGACTCATTAGTATGGTGCATAACACGATGTCTTACCCGTTGTGTCCGATTATAGAATCTAGACATCTATATGTTATGACCTGCATGTAGAGTAACCGTTCCAGTAAATGGAAGTCCCGTAAGCAAAGAAGGTCTAGGAATGATTGAGTAGCAAACCCCTATCCGAAGAGTTCCTGCTGTAGCTGATAGTACATCATTTATGGAACCATGGTCTGATGAATACAAAACCCCAGTTACTGGATTGACAAGAACAGTGTCTGTCGCTCCCACATTACTGGAAACTACCGCTGAAGCTAAGGAAAGGGCTGGTTTATATACCTGTAAGTAAATCTTTTGTATTGAAGCTTCTACATAATATCTATGGGTTCCTCCCACCCACCCATTGATACTTGTTACCATAGTATTACCACTTACACTAAGAACGTTTCCCTCGTCAAGAATTTCATTGGTAGTGGCATCAAGCATATATACTTTACTATAAATATGACCCCCATTAAAGGTAGATACAGTGGAGCCATCACCTTGTGCCGATAGAGTTCTGCCATTCGTAGCATCACCAGCCAGTCCCCACTGAGCAGACTGTGGCGTACCAGCGGCATCAGTAAACTTCTTAACCACTACATAAGACGCTGCCGCAGTAGCGGTAGCATGTTCATCACCCGTTATGCTAGTCGGGTCTACAGTAGCCAGCACCATAGGCTTATGGGTTAGACTAGCACTAAATCCATGGTCTGCCGCCAACTCAATGATAACTTCACCTGAAGTGCTACAGAGTTTAGTTCCATGGAACCCCGTCATCACGGTACCCCAGAAAGGAGTAATAAGGTCAGGGGTCTGCATAGTAGGACCTTCTATTTGACTTGAGGTTCTAGCCCTGAGCATACGCTGCTCAGTGTCATAATAGAGGGTACTGAAATCTCCACCCAGTTTGTTACTTTCCAAAGCACTGGAAATTTTTCTAATCGTGACGCTATCGTTATTAGCCCAAGTTTTACCACCACTGGTCCTAACAGTGGCATTATTAATCACTTGTTCAATCACATAAGTATCAGAACCAGATATAACAGTTCTTCCCATCCAATTATTAAAAGGAGTAAATCCACCATCTCTTGTGACAAAAGCAGTGGTCGAACCAATTACTAATAGATTAAGACCACTTCCAGTAACAGCAGTAAGAGTTAAATCCTGTGTATCTCCTGCAAATGAAATAGCCCCTTGATTATGATGAAGGGCAATAGTCGTCTTGAATTTACCATCAAAACCTACTTCTCCAGAAGCAGTGGATACATGTTCATCAGTTACAGTATTAACAGCATCGTTATTGGGATTGGTATTTCTGTCTATAGTAAGAGAATTCTCCGCAGGATGTAGTGCATCATTAGCTACAGCCATCTTAACCTCTATTTGCTCTCCTGTTTGTCCAGAACCAAAGGACATATTGGTAGT